AATACTAATTATAATAAAAAAGTAAATTTAGAAGCTTTGTATAACAAGATCGATGACATTATAGAGGATTGGTATTGGTACGACAAGAAGCTAACTAAGTTATATCTTAATACTAATATGAGTATGCGAGATATAAGTAAAGAAACTAAAATAAGTTTAAGTTCAATATTTAATACATTAACAAATGCAAAAGAAAAAATCAGAAAAGAAAGCAAAGAAGAGTACAAAAAGTATAAAAGCTAAAGGGTTAGGCGATACAGTCGAACAAGTGTTAGAAGCAACTGGCATAGCAAAAATAGCTAAGTGGGTACTTGGTGAGGATTGTGGGTGTAATAAGAGAAAACAAATCTTAAATGATTTATATCCTTATTATAAACCACAGTGTTTAACTGAGGATGAATTCACTTACTTAGATAAATATTATACTGATAATAAAAACGTTGTACAACCAGAAGTTCAAACGGATGTTCTGAAAATATACAATAGAGTATTTCATCAAAAGGCAAGTTTAACAAGTTGTTCATCATGCTACAAGAAAACAGTACACGACAAGTTAAAGAACGTTTATAAAGAATATAAAAAATAATACTATGCCATTTTTAAAACCAAAGAAATATGAAGAGAAGGCAAACTTCTTAGCAAGGTTCATGAACAATGCAAAAATGATCTTAGAGTACCCAGATACTAAGCAAAGGTATGCAGTTGGCTTAGATGTTTGGAAAAAGAATTTCATGTAATAGTTGCATATATAAGTTCTTTTATTAACTTTGTGTTGAAAACAAAGAAATATGAGAACATTATTTTACACATTACTTTTATGCACATTACTAAGTTGTGAGGACAACTGCGATCTAAGTAGCTATCCTTCAGCACCTTACAACGAACCTTACCATGTTGACTACGGAGACAACACTGTTAGATATGTTTATCTATGCAGGGATGGTTACAATAATGAGGTTTATACTTATTACATAGCAGACGGATGTTGGGAGTATAGTTTATCATATCAGTATAACTCAAATTGTAATTAATATGAAAGAACCAATTATCACACTAGACAATGAGATGCATGACAGACATGAGCTCACACAAAAAGCAATAGAAGACAGTTTCTATTATGGCTACTTAGCTAAAGCTTGTTTATCAAGTAGTGCAATAAGTCAACTACTTAAATCACCACTTGAATACTTAAATCAAATAAACCTACCTACTGAATCTGATGCATTGGCACAAGGTTATTTATTTCATGCAAGTATATTAGAAGAGCATAAGTTTAATGAGTGTTTGTTTTTAGATGTAAAGACAAAAGCAAATAAAGAATATAAACTAGCTAAACAAGAAAGGTGGGATGTGTTTACTGTTAAGGATAGAGATGTGGCTTTAAGAATGAGAGATAGATTTTATAATTGTGATGAGGCAAAAGAACTTATAGAGAACAGTAAGTTTGAAGTGCCTATGGTAAACAATTTAATGGATTATCCATTTAGAGGCAAAGCAGATATTTTAGGAGAACACTTAATAGATTTAAAAAGCACTGCACAAATAAATAAGTCATTTTATAATAAAAATGGAGAACTTATAGAATATAATAGTTTCAAAGGAAGTGCTAATAAATTTAATTATGATAGTCAGTGTTTTATATATTGTAATTTATTTGGCAAAAGTTATAAAGATTTTAAGTATATTGTCATTGACAAATCTCCTACAAATGAAATAGGCATATTTGATGTAAGCGAAGATTTTTATTATAGTGGAGAACAAAAGGTTGAATATGCAATAAAAGTATATGAAAACTATATTAAAAATGAATATGATCTTGAAAACTACATAGTAAAAGCAACATTATAAATGCCATCAGAATACTTAGATTACTTAGATTGCTATGAAGACACTTTAATGTGTCTAAAAAAAAGAGTAATATCAGAAAAAGAAATACCTCTTCTTATAGAGCAATACGAAATGGAAGAACACTATGAGTGTTGTAGTGCCATGATCCATGCCTTAGAAGATTATCAAAAACATCAAAATTATTTACCATAATGATTACACCTAAACAAATTGCAGACGAATTAATTAAATTATCTAAAATAGATATATTCAAAATAACAAGACAAAGAGAGTATGTAGAAGTTAGATCATTGTTTAATTACATATTGTATAACTACAAGAAAATGGGTTATACAAAGATTAAAGAATTTTATCAATCTAATGATTGGTATATAAACCATGCTACTATAATTTATTCTATTGAATCTTATCAGCAACACAAACTTTATAATCCTGATTTGGTTATTTGGTTAGAACACATAGTTGATAATATAAATAAAATGGATAATTTTACTAAAAGGGAATTTATTAGAGGCAAGATTAATTCATTATCTAATACTGACATTGATGAACTAACTATGGTTATTAGTAATATGCCAGAAAAAATAAGAAAACATGAACAACAAGTATAGAAAATTATTATTAAAAGAATGTCCTAACTTGTATAAAAGTTATGAGACAATAGTTGAAGAGCAGTTTGAACTATTTGCAAAGAAGCAATTAGATTATGGCATTGGAAATATAAGCACTGGTGCAAACCTAGAAACTAAAGAAGGTAAAGATTTTGCTTTACATGGTTTATGGTTTAGAATGAATGACAAAATAAGTAGATGGAAAAATTTAATAATAAAGAATCGTAAAGGCAATAATGAAACCTTAACAGATACATATCAGGACTTAGGCAATTACTCTATTATATGCCAACTAATTAATAAAGGTTTATGGAAGGAATAAAATGAGTTGTGATAATAAATATTTATATATAATGACCTTTAAAGATTCTATGGAATTTAATTATTACAAAATTGGTGTATCTAAAGATGTTGAACAAAGAAGAAAGACGTTGCAAACTGGAATAAGTTTTCCTTTAAGAATAATATATAAAAAATATTTAGAGAAAGCCATGTCTTTTGAAAATGATATAAAAAAAAGATTTAAAGATAATAATGTAACAAAATATATTTTTGGAAAATATAAACGCGCTAAGATATCTTTACCAAACAAAACAGAGTGGTTTGATTTAAGTGAAAAAGAAATTTTGTCTGTAAAAAGTGATTTAAACAAATATGATTTTGATGATAAAATTGAAGCTCTAAACAACTCTAAAAAAAATAAAACAGTAAAAAGTTTTTTTACATCAAGTGAAGTAAAAATTAAAAAATACAGAAGTAAAAATTATATAAAAGGTAATGTTTATTATACGATTTCATTAAAACAAAATAAATATCTTATAAATTTGTTAAACACTAATGGTATGAAAAAAACACATTATAATTTTATAAAAAGTGTTTGTAAAAAATATCAAACAAATAAAAAGTTAACTGAAAAGCAATATAAATATGCGACATTAATAGCACACATTTATAGATAATGGAAGAAAAAGAAAAAAAGAAAGACGGAAGGTCGAACAACGGAGCTCTTAAAGGTATATCAAGAGGTCAAGGACGACCACCAAAAGCAAGAGAAAAAAAGCTAGGTAACTATGCTTTGGGAGCTATGAAAAAAGTGTTTGGCAGTGAAGAGAAAGCTTGGCTTGAATTAGCTAAACAATCTAAAGATAGCTTTCCACACATGAGATTACTTTGGGAATATAAATATGGTAAACCAAAAGAATTAAAAGAACTTAATGTTAAAACGGAAGTTAACATTCCAATAATTAATTTTGGTGATAAAGACAAAACAATAGATATAGAATCAGAAGAAATAAAAGATGAAGAAACTAAACCTCAATAAGAAGTATCAAACTTTGTTTAACTCTAAAAGTCGTTACTTTGTAATAACTGGAGGGAGAGGTTCTGGAAAATCATTTGCCACAAATACATTCTTAGTATTACTCACATACGAAAAAGGACATAGAATATTATTTACTCGTTATACAATGACTTCAGCAGGTATGTCTATTATTCCTGAGTTTATAGAGAAGCTAGAATTGATGGGTGTACTAAATCAGTTCACTGTAAACAAGACAGAGATCATAAACAATTTAACAGGCAGTTCAATATACTTCAGTGGGATTAGAACTTCAAGTGGAGATCAAACTGCAAAGCTTAAATCCATACAGGGTGTTAGTTCGTTTGTCTTAGATGAAGCAGAAGAGTTAACAGATGAAGAGAGTTTTGACAAGATAGATTTTAGTATTAGGTCAAAGCTTGTAAAGAACAGATGTATATTAATTCTAAACCCTACAACAAAAGAGAACTGGATATACCAAAGGTTCTTTCAAAACAGAGGAGTTCCTGATGGATTTAATGGCACTAAAGAAAACATAACTTACATACACACTACATATCAAGACAACTTAGATCATTTGTCAGATTCATTTGTTAAGCAAATTGATGACATGAAAGTTAGACGACCAGAGAAGTTTAAACATCAAATTATGGGTGGATGGCTAAAAAGTGCAGAGGGTGTTATCTTTAAGGACTGGAACATTGGTAAATT